AGGAACCATGACCCCCCTTGGATCTTTTGCCCCCAAAAACGGCTCAATAAGCCACTATCAGGAGACTAACGACTAACTATGACTCAAAACCCTCAAAACGGCTTAGAACAGCCTCCTACGGCTTACCTAGGGGCGACAGAACCGCGTATTAGGTCAAAAGCGGTCGATTTACCTTCACGCGGACAAGAAATGATTGACTTTTGTGAGAAATTGATTGATCCGGTGACTGGTGAACACTTCAAACTGCTCCCTTGGCAGAAACTTTTGGCTATTGAAATGCACCGAGTCAAGCCTGATGGACGCTGGTATCACAACGAAGTAGGCGTCATTATGGCTCGTCAGAATGGTAAATCTACCTTCATGCAGCTGCGAATCTTGGCTGGAATGTTTCTCTGGGGCGAGCGTTTGCAGATCCATACAGCCCACAAACTCACAACCTCATCTGAAATCTTCTGGAAGATTGATGAAATCATCCAAGCCAATGAACAACTTGTGACTCGGTTTGTTAAAAAGTACGAAACCAAAGGTAGCCAAGAGATTAAACTCAATGACGGCACTAGATACCTGGTAAGAGCCAATAACTCGGCTGCTCGCGGTATCGCAGCACCGGATACAATTCACCTGGACGAAGTTCGTGAGTATAAAGACGATGAAGTATGGGCATCGCTTCGCTTTACTCAGATGGCATCTAAGAATCCGATGGCGATTATGTATTCCAATGCTGGCGATCAACATTCCGTAATCTTGCTTCGTATGAGAGAGCGCGGATTAGCAGCAGCTGCTGGATCCGATGATCCGATTGGTTGGTTCGAATGGTCGGCAGAACCAGGGTGCGCAATCGATGACATGAAGGGCTGGCAACAAGCCAATCCAAGCCTTGGACATACGATCCACATCGACAATCTCAAATCTGCAATGTCAGATGATGAGTCTATTATTCGCACAGAACTTTTGTGCCAATGGGTAAGCCAGATCAACCCAGCCATCAATCCGTCAAGTTGGTCAGAGTGCGCATCTGAGGGTATGCTCGCTTTGGATCGGGAGCAACCAACTTGGATGGCTATTGATCTAAGCCCAGATCGAAAAGCAGCTGCGTTAGTGGCAGCGCAACGACTTGTTGGGGACAAGTTCTGCGTTGTTTTACTGGAGACGTACTCGAATCCAGTTTCGATTGACGATAAAGACCTAGCGAACAGTATCGCCGTTTGGACTAAGCGATACAGCGTGGAGACGGTCGCTTATAGTCGTCAGACGGCTGGCGCAGTTGCTTCTCGATTGATTCCAGCAGGTATTCCAACAACTGCCATCGATGGAGCGATCTATGGTCAAGCCTGCGATGAGATGTTGTCGGCTATTACCTCCCAGCGGTTAGTTCACACAAACCAAGCAGAGTTAAACAAGCAAGTCTTATCCGCCGTTAAACTTCCATTCAAAGATGGAGGATGGTATTTAGGGCGAAAGGCATCTGGTGCCACAATTTGCGCCACAGTTGGAATGGCAATGGTGTCTCACTTTGCGACACGTCCAGACTCAGAAGTGGACATCGTGTTGGGTTGATTATGCTATACTTTTGTGCTAATGGCACTCAGAGATTTGTTCGCGAAGGCTCCTGAACCGGTAGGACTTACGGTAGACGCAGCTGCGACTCCAGCACCTTTTAATTCAAGTTACAACAATTACTTTTATCCGTTGTCAAGTGCTACACGCCAACAGGCGATGGCAATTCCAACGATTGCAAGAGCGCGTAACATCTTATGCAGCCTTGCCACATTGCCACTAGAGCAATACATCAAAAGTACCGGCGCACACGTCGAACCCAATCGAGTAATAAACCAACCTGATTCGCGCGTTCCCGGTTCTGCTATTTATGCTTTCATTGCTGAGGATTTACTATTCCATGGCGTGGCGTATGGACAAGTTATGTCTATGTATGCTGATGGACGTATTCAAGAATGGACACGCGTTGCACCAGAGCGCGTAACATACAAAACAAACGCAAACCAAACAGAGATCATCGGTTACACAATCGATGGACTAGATACTCCTTCAATGGGCGTTGGATCGCTCGTTGTGTTCAATGGTTTGGATGAAGGATTTTTATCTCGCGCAGGTCGAACAATTAGAGCTGCGGTTGCATTAGAAAACGCATCAGAAGCATTTGCTAAAGAGCCAGTACCAATGATGGTTCTAAAGTCAAACGGAACGAATCTTACTAGCGAGCGTATTGGCAAATTGCTTGAAGCCTGGCGCGTTGCCCGCAGTACACGATCAACTGCATTTCTAAATGCTGATGTCGAATTGCAGGCAATGGGAATTGATCCAAACAAACTGCAACTAAACGAGGCTCGTCAGTATGTCGCGCTAGAATTATGCCGCGCTATTGGTTTACCTGCTTACTTTGCAAGCGCTGAAACAACCTCGATGACATACTCCAACGCAACAGCGGAGCGTCGTTCACTAATCGACTTTGGTGGTCGTAATTTACTTTTGGCAATCGAACAAAGATTGTCAATGCCGGATTTTGTCGGTCAAGGCAATGAAATCCGTTACTCGCTAGACGAATACCTGCGCGGTAATCCTTTGGAGCGCGCTCAGGTTTATGAAATCCTGAATCGTATTGGCGCAATGAGCGTTCAAGAGATTCGCGAAGAAGAGGATCTAATCGACACATGAAAATAACAATGCCGGTATCAATTACTGCATCAGATGCTGAATCACGCATCATCGCAGGTCGTATTGTGCAATGGGACGCAGAAGGTAACACTTCAGCAGGTCGCACAAAGTTTTTGCCTAACTCAATTAACTTTGGCAAGAACACTAAATTAGTTTTAGAACACAACAAAACCAAACCTCTAGGAAAACTCGTTGAGTGGTCTCAGGACGATACAGGCATCACAGCCTCATTTCGTATTGCTAAGACAAACGCTGGTAACGATGCCCTAGAGGAGGCAGCGACTGGATTGCGTAGCGATTTCAGCGTTGGTGTTGAAGTAGATGCATGGGAAAACAAGGATGGCGTTATGGCTATCTCTGCATCTAATTTAATTGAAGTTTCACTCGTAACTGATGGAGCAATCCCAGGAGCGGAAGTGGAAAAGGTAGCAGCTGCCGAAACACCTGGACAAGCTGCAACCGAATCAACCCCGGAACCTCAGATCGAGGAACCTAAGACCGAAGGAGATGACCTAGTGTCAGAAACCGTTTCAGAGGCAGTATCAACCGAGACGGTTGAAGCTGCTAAGGCTGAAGTTAAGGCGACATCACATCCGCTTAACTCACAGCGTGTCCGTACCCCTATCGTCTCAGCAGGTTCATACCTAGAGCACTCAGTTCGCGCAGCAATGGGCGACGAGACATCTAAGTTGTATGTTGCTGCTGCATCAGATACAACAACAACTGAGGTTGCTGGTCTTGTACCAACTCCTCAACTAACAACAATTTGGGATCCAAAGACAACAAACATTCGTCCTGCAATTTCAGCAGTTCGTAATGCGGTACTTCCAGCTGCTGGAATGACTTTTGAAATCCCTCGCGTAAAGACTGCTCCAACAGTAGCTGCTGCTGCTGAAAAGGGTGCATTCTCAGATACTCAGACAGAGATCGAGTATGTTTCTTGCTCAGTCGCCAAGTACGCCGGAATGCAGAAGTTCGATGTTGAGGTTTTAGATCGCACATCACCAGCATTCTTTGACGAGTTGGTTCGCCTAATGGCTAACGCATACGCAAAGGCAACAGATACTGCAATGGTTACAGCACTACAGGCTGGAACACTTGATTCAACAGTTATCACACTTCCATTCGATGGCGATGAGTTCGCTGGCTACATCTCACGCGGTGCAGCTTCAATCTACAACGCAACAAAGCGCTTCCCAACTGGAATTATCGTAACTCCAGATCAATGGGCTGCTTTGATCGCTTTGACAGATTCATCAAAGCGTCCACTATTCAACGTTGCTGGAAACTCACAGAATGGTCTTGGCGTAGTAGAGCCAGGCAATGCTGTTGGTTCAGTAATGGGACTTCCAGTATTTGTAGATCCATACATCTCAGGTACAGGCGATGATTCAATCATCATGGTAAACCGCGAAGCGTTTACATGGTACGAAGGTGCCGGACCACTACAACTCCGTACTAACATCGTTGGTACAGGTCAGGTTGAAGTTGGTTACTACGGCTATGGCTCAGCAGTTACTTTGACTGCTGGCGGTGCGTTCACACTTAACCAGAACGCTTAATTAATCATGGCGGGGGGGTTGCTCCCGATCTCCCCGCCAGTCGTTTAGAGAGGACGAAATGCCAAGTATTATCACAGCTGCAACTCTGAGAAGTGTGCTTGGTGTTTCGTCTGCTCTTTATAACGATGCTTACCTTGATGACATCATCGACACATCTGAGGCGGTTATTCTGCCTTTGCTTACAACTTTTGCATCACCAATCGCCAAGGTTTCGCTGACTGATAATGTCGCAACCTTTGAGACAGTAGGAATCCATGAGTTCACCGAAGGACAATCAGTTGTCATCGCAGGATGCGGATCTCCCTTTAACGGCACTCGAACAGTCAATGCTGATGTCGATGCGTACACATTTACAGCAAACATCACTAATGCCGATGTTCTCGAACGAAATGTCATACCTAGCGGATCCGCAACACTTACAGGCGCTTCAACGTATGTTGGAGTTGCAGCGGTTGAATCCGCCATCATTGTAGTTTCAGTTGAAGTATTCCAATCTCGTACTGCTCCAGGCGGACAGATTGAAGGCGTGGACTTTGCTCCATCTCCTTACCGTATGGGACGCAGCTTATTTAATCGCGTAGTCGGTTTGCTTGGACCATACATCGATGTTGAAACAATGGCTCAGTAATGCCAAGCACTATTCTTTCAGCAGTTCGTACTCCTCTTGCCACAGCACTATCTGGAGTTTCAGCAAACGTATTTAGTTACGTCCCTGAGCAGATCCCAGCACCTGCTGTTGTCGTCGTACCGGATTCTCCTTACATGGAGTTTGAGACAATCGGCAAGAGCACCTTTCGATGCAAGTTGAATTACACAATTACTTGCTGCGTTGCTTATAACAGCAACCCTGCATCACTTGATAACATAGAACAACTCATAACAAGCGTTGTGGCGGTTATACCGGCTGGATACGATCTCCAGGTAGTAGACCGACCAACAGTCACACAAGTAGGCGCTAGTAACTTGCTAGT